ATGATCCACGACCCCTGGACGATCACGATTGGCAATGTGGACGACCACCGGGTGACGATCAGCATGCTAAAAGAGCTGAAAAAGGGGATTGTTGAAGCGTATATGGCAAAGAGCACGCTAGAGCAGAATCAGATCGAAAAAATGATGGCAGATGAGACCTGGATGAGCGCACAGACTGCGCTTGAGAATGGTTTTGTAGATGAGATCATCAGCCAGCCGACATCCGCAAGAGCGGCTGTTATGGCAAAGGGTTCTCTGTCAGTGATGAATCACGCTTTGAAGGGATACCGAGAGGTGCCGGAAGCGGTGAAAGAAATGATGAATGTTACGGAGGCTCCGGCAACCAGCGTGCCGGAAGAACCCACCGATACAGAGCCCGACCAGGGCGAAATGGAACGCGAGAGAGCCGTCCAGGCACTGCGCGAAAAAATCAAGAATCTCAAGAAGGAGAAAGTATGACCACATTCAAAAGTGCGTATGACCTGGCGCAGAAACGCGTACAGGTCGTGAATGACAAGGCTCAGGAGATCGAAACCCTCCTGGGCGGCACCGAGGAAGACGTCAATGCTGCTCTGGCTCTTGAGCCCGCGCTGGACGAGGCTCAAGCCGAAGCACAAAAGGCGATCGACCTTTACAACAAACTGACCAAAGCAGGCGATCTTGCTGATAGCACTGCCAGTTTGTTTGTTCCTGTATCCGAGGCAGCAGCAGAAGTTGGCACTGTCAAAAACACCATGACCCGCGAGGAATTCGACGGGATGAATACCAGTGAGAAGGCTGCGTTTATGAAACGCGGTGGCAAAGTCACTGAAGAGAAGGAGTAAAAAATGCCTGATTCTTTAGCAAGTTTGTTTCCAACCCTTTATGCGGGCATCGCGGAATTTCCACGGCGCCAGTTTGGGATGATCAGAGCCGTCCAGGTGGATGGCCAGCTCTCCCGAGCCGCAAAGGGTCAAAGTGTGGTCTGGGATGTACCTCAGGTGAGCGGTGCAGTTGACATCGAACCTGCTGCAACTCTGCCCGCACCCGCTGCTGATGTGGCAAAAGCGCTCACTTACACAATGGCACACCGAAAAGGCGTGCGCATTGCAGTGACCGGGGAAGCCTCGGAAGCGATCGGTGACGCCAATATGGCGATCCGCCGACAAAACCAGTATTTGCAGGCGTTTGACGCGCTGGCAGCCGGGATCGAAAGTTATCTGGCAGGCGTCGCAATTCTGAACGCCAGCCGTGCTTTCGGTACAGCTGATACTGTGCCGTTCACGGCATCTTCCACTAACCTGGAGTACTTCGCAAAACTGTGGGGGATCCTGGCGAAGAATGACCGTTCCAACGGAGAACTCTCGCTGGTGTTGAACACAGCAACCGCGGAAGCGATGCGTGCTTACATGGGCATGCTGTGGAAAGCAAATGAAGCTGGAGACGATGAGATGATGAAGAACGGATACCGCACGCGGGTCCAGGGCTTCAATGTCTACGAAACCAATCAAATCACAAAGCACACCAAAGGTACTGGCGCCAACTATGTTTTGAATGGAGCCCACGCTGCTGGTGCGACCGAGATCACGGTCAAGACCGGTACAGGAACCATCCTGGCAGGCGATGTAATTTCCATCGCTGACGAGCCTTCCGGCTCTAAGTATGTTGTTACCAAAGGCATCGAGTCTGCAGGAACCCTGACTATCGGGGCACCTGGTTTGCTGGGAGCTGCTGCTGATGGCAAGGCGGTCAGTGTCCACCAGTACACCCCCAACCTGGCTTTCAACCAGTCAGCGCTCGGTCTGGGCTGCCGTCTGCCCGAGATCCCCAAAGAGGGTGATGCGGCTATCGATGCCACCAGCATTCGCGATCCCTATACCGGCCTGGTGTTTGAAGTCCGCCGGTATGCGGAGTACCGCCAGATCGTGGACGAAATCTCGATCATGTACGGCGCGATCGTTTTGGACCCAGAGGCAATCGCCATTGGGTTGAGCTAAGGCGGGCATGACTGAAGTGCAGTTTATTACCGTTAGCAAGGATGGATGTCGGTTAGATGTCCATCCTCAAAAAGAAACACAGAACGGAGGTGGTCCATCTCTGAAAGACACCACCGCCGAGTCTGGCCAGAAGAAAGCGGCCAAAAAGGCTGAGGTGAAGTAATGACAAGCATCCTGACCCCTACCGAGGCAGCAACTGTTTTACGTTGCGAGATTGATGATCAGAACATGCTGGATCTGTTGCCGCAGGTGGACGCGTATATTGAAAACGCGACTGGGTGGAAGTGGACCGAGGATGAGGTGATCAATCCGACTGCCAAGGCAGCGGCCAGGATGCTTTTAGTTCAATGGCACGAAAACCCGGCACAGCTGGGATCAGAATCGGTGCTCAGTTTTGGCCTGAACGCGGTATTGCTGCAGCTTAAAGCAGAGGCAGTCCGCTTGAATGAGCTGCTGGAGCTGAGCACATGAAGATTGGTAACAACATAACCAACCCGGGAGAGCTGCGAACAAAGATCACCCTGGAAGAGCGCAAACTCGTGGAAGATGCCGGTGGGTTTGCTACCCCTGCTGTGGGGCAGCAGATTCAGACCTGGTGCCGATGGATCAATGTACATGGAAATGAGATCTGGCAGGCTGACGCTGCAGGAGCCAGCAAGGCTGCCACTATTTTGATTAGATATCAGCCTGATTTGGATGAAACCTGGAGAGTGATCTATCGCGGAAACACATGGGAAATTCGTTCGATTGACAACATAAGAGCGCGTAATGAATATCAGGAGCTCAAGGTTGCCATGATTGGAGCTGGTTGATGAAAGCGAGCTTGAGAATGCCAGCAAATTTGCAGAAAATGCTGGAAGACCTGAACGAGCTGGAGCGATCGCAGATTGATGATATCGCCGGCGATATGCTGGACGCCGGAGCTGAAGTTGCCCTGGCAGGCATGCAACGCCGGGTGCGCGTTCGAACTGGCAAATTGAAAGATCATCTTAAGCGGAGTGAAATCAAACGTGATGGTAATGTCTCGTTTATGGAAATCGGCTTGATCAATGCTCCAGCAGAAGTAGTTCGATATGGTACGGTCAACGAGTTTGGATCTTCAAGTGTTGAGGCACAATCTTATGTCCGCGCGACCATGAATGAAGATAAAGGAAAGATCTACCGGGCAATGAAAGCACGCATGAAGTCTAGAGGTATTGAGTAATGACCACGATTTGGGCAAGGGTTCGGAGCGCACTTAGTGGTTTGGGAGTGCCTGTCGAGAACAACAGGTTGGAATTGCAGACGGGTGAGACATGGCCCGATCGATATATCACTTTTCAGGCAATTTCAGCGGTTCCGGAAGAACATGTTGATGACCGTGAGGTCTTACGCAGTCACCTCGTCCAACTCAATTTGTGGTCCAAAAATGGATTTGAAAGCTTCCCGGATGTGGAAGCAGCTATGTCGGCAGCCGGCTTTTTGTTCCAGTCCGAGCGCGATATGGATTACACAGAGACTGGCCATTATGGCCAGAGCAAGGATTTTCTTTTTATGGAAGAAAAGGAGTAAGAAATGACTGTAGGACAGGGAGAATATAAAAGCCAGGTTGGGCTTGATAAACTGCATTACGCTCCGGTAACGAAAGATGATGCAACGGCGTACACCGCCACGACACCGGTTTATCTGGCACCGGTGGCAACAGCAAAGGTTTCGACGACTCGAAACACGAACACGCAATACGCGGATGATGGGGTGTTTGACAGCTCAAGCGCTGAAAGTGAAAGCTCGGTTGAGATCGAGGTAACCAACGTCCCGTTGGAGACGGCGGCACTCTTGACCGGCAAGACCTATAACGCCACAAATGGCATGTTGATCGAGGGAAGCGGCAGTGTCCCACCAGAATACGCCTTACTTTTCCGTTCAAAGAAGTCGAACGGAAAATACCGCTATGTCTGCTATCTGAAGGGCAAGTTCACCCTGGCAGATGAAGAATTCGGCACATTGGAAGCCCAACCCGCGCCCAAACTTGCCAAGTTGACCTTTACCGGTTTGAACACAATTTTTGCGTTCACAACCGCTACCGGGAAGACAGAAACTGTCAAAGTGGTGAAGGCGGATGAAGACGTGGCCGCTTCGGCTGCATTGATTGCAGGGTGGTTTACAGCGGTTCCAGTGCCTGTCGCACCTGTGTAGTATTGCCCCTCTACGGAGAGGCTAAAGATGAATTTGAAGGCGGGATGGGTTTCAATCCTATTCCGCCTGCCGAAGAATATGGATTTCGAGGAAACGGTATGCCAAAGTTTTCAATTGAATTGAAGTTGTATGACGAAGAGAATGAAGAAAAGGCAGTTTATCGCCAGAGTTTTATCCCCTTCCGGCTTCTCAAAGAGGCTTTTAAACTGCAGCAGTGGACAAAGGATCTCCAGGATCCGCAGAATGTGAGTCCGGAAGTAGTGGACAACCTGGGTGATTTTGTAGTGGCCTTTTTTGGCAATAAATTCACCAGAGACGAATTGATGGATGGCGCGGAATTGGACGAGGTGATGGCTGTGATCACTCAGATTGTGAGCAAGATCGACAACCCAAATTCCAATCCGCCTCCGATGTAGATCCGGAGGCGGTTGGAGATGATCGCGATACCCTGGAAGTGCTCATGGATATTCAGCTGATGTTGGTGAAGAATTTCAGCTGGTCGTTAGCAGATATCGACCGAACAGACGCGGTTAGTTTGTTTGATTTTGTAAGACATGTCGCCAGCAAGGGTGAGCAAGGTACAGGAAGACAACTCTATGCTGAGGATGTATGGTAATGCAACCCAAGGAGTCGATTGATGGCTAAAAACAGTGGAAGCAGCTCATTAAATTCCAGTATGAGCCTGGATTCGACCGATTTTAAAGCAGGGATATCTTCTGCCAATCGGGAATTGAGGTTGTTGGACAGCCAGTTCAAGGCCGGCGTAGCAACGCTGGGAGATTGGACAAAAAGTTCAGAGGGGTTGGAAAAGCGGGCTGAGATGCTCAGCCAAAAAATGGGGGTTCAGGCCGGAAAAGTTTCCGCGCTCGAAGCTGAATACCAAAGAGTTGCGGAAGCTCAAGGCTCTAACAGCAGGGCCGCCCAGGAGCTTGAGATCAAGCTTAACAAAGAGCGCGAAAGCCTGGGCAAAATGTCGGTTGAATTGAACACCACCGAAAAATCCCTTGCTGAAATGGGTGATGAATCCGATAAGACCGGCAAAGAGACTAAAAAGTTAGGGGATGAGAGCAAAAAGTCTGAGAAAGATGTCAAGACCTTAGGCGACCGATTAAAGGATCTCGGAGAAGGAGCTGCCTCCAGGCTTGCAGGTGTCGGAGACAAGATAGCAGGGCTAGGCAAGGCTGCAGGCTTAGCCATCGGCGGTATGGCAGTTGCAGCTGGTGCGGGAGCAGTCAAGCTAGCACAGGCGGTTATTCAAGGATTTGGAGATCTGGAACAGAGTCTGGGTGGTTCCGAGGCAGTCTTCGGTGAATTTGCGGGCAAGATGCAGGCGATAGGGGAAGAAGCCTATAAGAATATGGGCGTGACCCAAAACCAGTACCTGGAGACAGCCAACAGAATGGGGGCTCTTTTTCAGGGGAGCGGACTGGACATTGAGAGATCAGCTGATCTGAGTTCCAGGGCAATGCAGCGGGCAGCTGACATGGCAAGCGTTATGGGCATCGATATGCAAACTGCCCTGGATTCGGTTGCCGGAGCTGCCAAGGGCAATTTCACCATGATGGATAACCTGGGCGTTGCAATGAACGCCACAACTATTGAAGCCTACGCAGCTTCTAAAGGGTTGGATTTTGTTTGGGCGTCTGCCAGCCAGGCTGAAAAATCAGAGATGGCTATGCAGATGTTTTTCGAGTCGACAGAACAGTATGCCGGTAATTTTGCCAAAGAAAGTACCCAAACTATCAGTGGTTCTCTGGGATTACTAAAAGCGGCTGTGGGGTCATTTACAGCAGGTTTGGGAAATGCCAACGCGGATATGACCAACCTGACCGAGAATGTCGTGGACGCCTTCGGTTCGGTAGTTAAGAATATTGTGCCAGTTCTTGAAAATGTTGTAAAAGCACTGCCTAAGGCTACGGACGGGATATTGACGGCCATCGCGGGGTTAGTTCCAAAGCTGCTACCAGTGATTACTGGAATCTTTGTCCAGGTGCTTAATACGATAGTGGGCATGATGCCGCAGTTGGTAGGTGTTATAGTGTCTGCCCTATCACAGATGTTTGGGGCGATCGTGGAGTTGTTGCCAGATCTGGTAGACCTGGGGGTTGAACTTGTTACATCATTAGTAGGAGCAATCGGAGAAATGGCACCCATGCTGCTGGAGGTGGCTCCGGAATTGATCCTGCAGTTGGTGGATGGTCTTGTCCAAATGCTTCCTGAACTGGCAGCCACAGGTGAGAGGATCATTACAGTATTTATTTCAGGGATTGGTAAACTCCTCCCCCAACTGATACCAGCAGCAGTGGGGATGATAGTAACGATCATCAAAGGTATTGCTAGTGCCTTACCTCAGCTGATGACAAAGATCGCAGAACTTATTCCTCAGGTTGTAATTGTATTAATTGAAAATTTGCCCTTACTGATTGGAGCGGCCTTAGAGATGATTGTCGCTTTGGTAAATGGGCTTGTGCAGGCATTGCCGGTTTTGATAAGTTACGTTCCGGAAATTATTCTTGCCATTGTCGGCGCGATCGTGCAATCTTTGCCGAGCATCATTAGTTCTGGGACTCAAATCATTGAAAGTTTGATTAGTGGGATTGGCGGGATGTTTGCTACATTGAGAACCAGTGGATCTGATACAGTAACGAAGGTGCTAGATGGGATCAGATCAATGTTCTCGACGCTTTATTCCAGCGGTTCCGACTTGATTGGTAATGTGATAGATGGTGTCAAAAATTCCTTCAGTGGGCTCTGGGACTTAGGCAGGGATATTGTTTTGGGCATTTGGGAAGGGATTAAAGCAAAATGGGAGGATTTGAAATCTTGGGTTAGCAATCTGTTCAAAAATCTTATCGATGGTGCTCAAGAGGACAATGAGATCGAATCGCCCTCGCGGCTGTGGGCGAGACGAATTGGCGGACCTATCGCAGAGGGTATTGGCGTTGGATTCATGAGGGAAATGGACAAAGTAGAGAGGTCAATGCGGACAACAGTCGCAGGACTGATGCCGGCGATGGATATTGGAATCTCAGCGATGGGTATGCAGCCTTCCTACGCGGGTGTTGGGCAGACGGTTGCAGCAGAAAGGCCGCCCGTGACAATCAATGTCAATCCCAGTGAGCCGATCGATTATGAGCTACTGGCAAACAAGGTGGCAAGAAAAGTGACGGAGGGCTGGTAATGGGATGTAGTTTAGTCTTTGTCTCTGGAAATCAACGGATTGATCTGAATGAGCGAGTTGGCTTGTTTTTGCAGGCTGGCTATTATCCAGCGGTTGACGTACGAGCAAAAACAATAACGGAATCAGTTAAGGTGCAGCTGCGCGGATCGATCTCAGCAAACATCCAAACTCTGAACCGCTGGTTTGAGCGTGCCAGGAGAAAGGATCCCGCGTTGGATCCGGTTTACCTGGAATATAAAGTGGCTGAAGGAGAAACAGCCTGGAGAAGTCAAATCTATGATGGTGCTGTGACAGTTGACAGTGCGATCAGCAGGGAGTACTCCCGAGGTCGGGTTAATGTTGAGATCTCGTTTGAAAGAGACCCATTCTGGGAGGGTCCGGAAACAGTTTTGCCAATTGGGAATGTTAATGGGAGCCCACAAGCCAGGGTTTTTAATGCCAACGATGGCGTGGGGATGGTGCCAAATAAAAGGATTAATTCTGCCTATGTGACTGCGAACATGATTGAAGGTGATCTGCCAACACCAGTAAAGTTGATCATCGAAAATTTATATACAGAAGATCTCGCCCATTTGTGGATTGGGATGAACAATACCCGCCCTAACTGGAACACCGGCTGGATGCTTGAAGCGGAAAGCGCGATAAGCATAACGCCCGTGAGTGCTGCAGGCGCAAGTGGCGGAGCGATCGCGCAAGGGCAGTTAACCTACGGATCCGCTCAACCGATTTTGCGCTGGGCGATTTCGGACTCGCTAATTTCCATGATGGGGGGGCAACGTTTAAAAATGCTACTGCGCCCCTGGTACACCAGCGCCTATTCGGAATTTAAGTATAAGCTCCGGATTGTCTCGTGGGTGACACCCCTTTATGAAACCGATTGGCTACGTGAATCACAAACTTATGCGCGTCATTGGCTGGATCTGTTTGATTTTCGCATGCCACCCTGGCTGGAAGGCAAAGATAACCTGGCTGGACTAACGCTTGAGCTGTGGGCAACACCAACCAGAGCCGGCACCTGGACGTGGGCATTTGATGATGTGATGTTATTTGCCCAGGATGGATTTGTCAATTTGGATACCTGGGTGGTGCCGAATGGCAAAGTGATTATTGGTGGTGACAGCGGCTGGAGTGAGGATGCAGACGGCAAGAAAACGGGCTTGAGAAAGAAAATAGGCTCACTGATGCTGGTGCCTGGTGCTTTTCATCTGTTCTACTTTGCAGCTCACAGCACTATCATGAACGAAGCGCCTGTCGATTTTCTAGTTGGAGTGAGCGGGAGTTATCGTCCCCGAAGGTGGCTGCTGTGAAAGTTCGTTTTCTGCAGCGAAATCAAGTTGTTGAACAGGTTCTTCCTGCTGGATTGGTTGTTGAAGTCGATCATTATAGCAAAACAGTTTATGGCGGCTGCGAAAAAGCTGAGCTCAACATCTCTGGCAAACAAGACCATCTGCTTGAGCTGATCAACTATCTTCGAGATGGTGTGGAGATCTACGATGATGCCGGAAACGCGGTTTGGTGGGGTTTCGTCAATCGAGTAGAAATCCCAAGAGACCAGATCATTGTCAGCGCCGACCTGGAAGAAATGCACAACAAAATTGCAGTTGCTTACAACCTCATCTCCGCTGGAGGCAACACGGTCGGGATCAGACGCACTTCCCCCTGGATTTCGGATGATGATTCCATCGCAAAGTTTGGGACCAAAGAATTGCTCGAGAGCGGCGGCTCAATGAATGCGGTTGAAGCGGTCGCAATGGCAACCCGATTGCGAAATGAGCGCGGCTTTCCAAGAGTGTTCACAGCTTCCGGAAACGCAAAAGAAGCCAAAGTTGAATGTTGGGGCTGGTGGCAGACGTTAGGATGGCGGTATACATTTGTGCCAACAGAACTGGCACTATCTTTTCAGACGATCGGGAACGCTTCCGTCCAGTTGTTGGAAGGTGTGAAAGTGGGCCAAAGCTTTTTGGCAACCTCCGATATCAACCTGGCAGATCTGGAGATCCACATTCGAAAAGTTGGTGGGCCTGGTGATGTCAGTGTTGAATTGTCTGAATCGGTTGATGGGGTCCCTGGAAATTCCATCAGAAGCGCCACCATTAATGCCTACGATATCACAACAACAGCGGAGTGGGTGAGAGCCACCTTCTCAGAAACAATAGTGCTTACACCTGGAAAAACATATTTCTTGACTTTCAGCTCGTCCTTTTCAACTGAGAGTAGTTACCAAATTATCACCCTCGATCCTAATCATGGCTATGGCGGTGGGGTTTTTGTTGAATTTGATAGTGGGACAGACACCTGGATCCAGACGACCAAAGACATGCCCTTCCGCCTATACAACAACGTGCTGACAGAAACATCACAGCAACTGCAAAACATTTTGACTGATGCAGGTCAATTTCTGCAAACTATTTTCATTAATGACCGCAGCAGTCTCTATGCGGAAAGTTACCGAAACGGCGACACAACCGCCCTGACAGAGGCTGAAGATTTCTTGGAGATCGGCACCTCGAACAACAAACGCTTGCTTGCGAGGGTGAATTTGGATCGAACTGTTGAAGTGTGGGAACAGCCAGACGAAACCATAAATCCGCCAGTTGAAATGCGTTCTGACGGCAAGCTCTATTATCCTGCCGGTTCCCAGGTTGAGGAGCATTTTGACCCAACTGGAAAATGGATTTCCATTGAACCGATTCTGTGGGGGGCGATTGAGACGACTACCCTCACTGGCAAAAAAAGCTTCTTCTGTGATGAAGTCGAATGGAACAAAGACAGCTTGAAGCTCAAGCCGGCAAACTGGCAAAATCCCTATAATTTGAGGATAACGAATGGCTAATAGAGACAAGATATCTGATTTGATGAAAAGGGCAGCACCCTACCTGACGCGCATGTCGGATGATGTTGCATCAGATACTGTCGCTAAAGAGATCGATGCGCTGATCCTGGCATTGGAGACCCACAAAAACAGCACGGATCATGATAGTAACGCCCACATATGGACAGCGCTCAATAGATTCCTGCAAACGGTTGAGGTCAATGGTGTTCTGCCGGTTGTTGGTGGCAAGTCTGATATTGGTTCAGCAACGCAGCCTTTTCGCAAAGGCTTTTTCAGTGAGCTCTCCACGCTGCTTTTCAAAAAAGAGAATGTGCTGGTGATGGATGGTTCGCTGGTCCTTACCAAACAATCCGGGAAGTTTGAAGAAGATGTCCTTCCAGAAGATACGGAGATCAATTTTGAGCAGATATTAACTCCAGGTGATTTCCTGCTCCTTCGCGCAGAAAACAAGATGGAATACATGCAAGTAGGTTCGCTTGTTTCGGGCACAACTTACAACGTCACCCGGAATCTTGATGGCAGTGGCGCGAATGATTGGCCTGCTGGGTCGGTTTATTCTGTGCGGGGGCACGATGGCGACGGATGGCTGGAACTCAACGCTATTGACCGGAAGCGGTTCAGTGTTTGGGCGCAGGGCTCTTCCTGGAACACCTCTCTCGAGATCGGAAGATATGGCGACATCACCGGATGGCAGAACGCCCCCTTCACTGGGATGGGCATAGCGCTTGGTGATTATGCAAATGGCAAGTACCTGCTCTACACCAAAACGGATGGCATGATCGTCAACGGTGGGACCATAATTGCCGGCGATGGCAAGGTCATAATAGACGAAAACGGATTAAGATTATTCACTGAGACAGTCTATAACGATTACACATCCCCATCATCTATAAAATTTATACATGATGGGGTTAACTTCGGAGGTATATATGGCAGCGGCAGTCCGTCTGATGTTGGTATCCGACAAAATATCTACGGCGCTCCAGGGCAGACAATCAATAATTGGGACATAGCATTAGCTAAAGACACGGGGAGCGTATACAAGTTAACGAACGCCATGAGAGAGGGGGTGTATGGCAGTTCGTATATCTTGGACGTAGCTAATTACGAGGCCAAAGTCTCAGGATCAGAGTCGCTGATAGAAATTAATGCCAAACACAGCCGACTTAATACTGACCCTGTTGTTTACAATACTGCCTTGTTAAAAATATGGGCGCGGGTCGATCAATCATTGATTTCCCTAGATGCTGAAAAAATTGATCTCACAGCTCCGAATGGGATCGTTGTCAACGGCACGCTCAAAGACAACGATGGAATTACTTACTTAAAATCCAATGCCAAAGCTGCTGATTCCGACAAATTAGATGGAAAGACGCTCGCTCAAGTGATGTTATCAATTTACCCTGTCGGCGCAATATTTATGAGCAGTGCATCCACAAACCCTGGCACGTTGTTTGGTGGAACTTGGGAGGCATATGGCACAGGGCGCGTACTTGTTGGGAAGGCTACCTCGGGAACATTTGCAACCGCAGGAAGTACTGGTGGCGCTGAAACTCATTCTCACGGATTGTCAGCAGGTTTTGCAAAGATTGCGTCATCAGTCGATGGCTGGATTGCGACGGCTCGTAAAACGGTTTCAACTTGGACCATCACTCATAAGAACAACGCTACAAATAACGCCACATTAGGAACGATATCAGTAGGTGCCGACTTGGGAGGCACTACCGATTCAGGCTCGACATTACAGCCTTATGTGGTCGTTTACATGTGGAGAAGGACCGCCTAAGTTGGAGATTAATCTTGAGTAACCAGAATCAACCTTATGGTGTGGATATCAGCAGACATCAGTATTCAGCTGATGGCAGGAAAAAAATCAACTTTGATGTTCTGAATCCACTGATCAAGTTTTGTGGGATTCGTACTGCCATCTCCTGGGGATATACCGATCCCTGGTTTTCCTATTCGTGGGCAAGTGTGACCGCACCAAGATTGGCATACCATGTCACCTATCCAGGGGAGGATGCAATCCGACAGATGGACCACTTTCTGCATGTCGTCAACCCAGGTGAACACGACCGACTGGTGCTAGACCTGGAACTGGATCACGGATACAGCAAATACCAGATTACTCAGACCGTGCTTGCATGCCTTGAACGTCTGCGATCTGCGACTGGAAGATACCCAATCATTTATTCAAGGGCATCCTGGGTCAATTCGTTTCTCCACGTACCTGATCTGCCAGAAGGTATCGACTGGTGGTTGGCAACTTACCTTACCCCACTGCCCGAACCTGCTTACACGCCTGAACACCCAGGACCACCCTGGTTGCCTTCTGGCGTTGATACCTGGTTGATCCATCAAACCGGAGACCGCGGCAATGGTGCTGCCCACGGAGTTGCATCCCACTATATCGATACCAATCGTTGGAACGGTACAGATGACCAGATGCTCGAATATTTTGGAATGACAGATGAATCACACGAAGTTTACCTGCCTATCATCGTTACCCCAAAGCCGGAGCCGAAGCCTTTATACCAGGCAGGGGTGAAAAATATCGCCCCAGTACGCTTGAAAGTAAGACCGGCTCCAGGCTCGACTAAGGCTGTGAGATCCCTTTCAGCTGGTGACCAGGTGAACGTCTATGAAGAAGTAGACGGTTGGGCACGGATCGGGGTTGGGGAGTGGTTCAATGACCGCTACCTGCAAAGGGTGGTTGAAAAAGATGAACGGAACCTGTTGCCAGTTCCGTTATGGAATCAAAGAGATCCGCGCTGGGGCTGGTTGAAAATGGGTAACTCCGGGATCACAATCGGAGAGCAAGGATGCCTGGCATCCAACACGTCGGGTTGTCTATCCCTGATCCTCGGTAGAGAAGTAACGCCGTTGGAATACGGAACGCTGCTAAATTCCGGACCCATTGGCAGCTATGGTTATTTGAATCCGACTAACCGTATGTACTGGCAGATACCAAAGCTTAAATATGGCGTACCGCTTGAGATATTCAAGGCTTTCCCGAGTGGTTATGGCTGGGAAGATACCGTGCGCTCGATGTTAGTAAAGGGCTTACCTGCAATGGGTAGGGTAGATATGCTCCCTGGTGCCGGTTATTTACAACACTGGGTAACTTTTTTGGGTGAAACTAATGGGGTGTTTTGGATCCACGACCCCTGGTATGGCACGGTTTCGGCCCTGACAGCACGGTACCCTAGCGTTTTCCACGTCTCTGCTTATGGGAGACCAAAATAATGGAGGAAAGAATGAGTAAAAAGAACAAAAAGATGCTTTGCGAAAGTCAGGTAGCAGCAGTTTTCTTGAACCCCGCCCAAACCAGCACCAGAGTAGGGCAGCTGTGGAGAGGCCAAGAAGTAACCATCATAAAAATGGACGGTGACTGGGTAAGGATCAATCAGCCGGATGGTTGGGTGATCAAGGGACACCTGGTAGATGCCCCTGCTGAGAGTGAAACACAGGTAAGATCATAACCCCCAATTGGTAACCGGGCTGGCGCGGCGATGAGCTGCCTGAATATCCACCTGAGCAATTGCAAGGTAACGCTTGACCATGTCCAGGGTTGAATGTCCAAGGATCCTTTGCAAGGTGTAGATATCACCTCCATTGCGCAGAAAGTTGATGGCAAAGGTGTGGCGGAATCTGTGGATGGTGGGATCCAGGACACCTGCTCGTTCTCCCAAACGATAAATTGACTTTAGGAAGTTATCTCTAAGAAGTGCTGTACCATTGACCGTGGCAAAAGCGGGTGAATTGATCAGCATGTCTGGGCGGGTTGAGAAGTAGGACCAGAGGGCTTGCGCGGTCCTGCTAGAGATCGGGATCTGGCGTTCTTTGCGCCCTTTCCCCATGACCATGATGTTTCGATTGCGCAGATCCACATCTTTGAATTTGAGACCACAATATTCACTGGCGCGGATCCCGGTATCAAGAAGCAAAAGCAGGCTTGTTTTCAGACGGGGTCCTTCTGGAAAGTCAGTTACCGTCTCACGCTGCCCCGGTAGAAGGTATGGCTTCCTTTTTTGACAGCTGGCCAGCATGGCTTTGACGTCGGCTTCAGAGTAAGGCACAACGGCGATTTCATCCGCCTTGGGCGGCTGGTAGGTTTGGGGGACCTTCTCGTCCACCAGCTTTTGTTGGAATGCCCAGGTCCAAAGAGCTGATAAACCGGTATGGTAGTTTCGCAAGGTCTTTTTCTTCATGTGTTGGTACTGGTTGATGAAGCCGGCGATGTGTTCGACGTTGATTTCGTTGATCAACAGATCTTCGACCAGGTACGTTTGAAACTTGCGATAAGTGTTGAAGTAGTCCTGGATGGTATGTGGTGAAAGCTTTGGCTCCGCAAAGAGGATGTAGCCTTCGAGTGCTTGAGATAGGGTTAGTTGTTTCATTATCCGTGCTGCCTCCTGAACAGCCTTTAGTGGTTGGGATAACGCTGGTTTTGGTTTGGAATAAAAAAAGGGCACCAGCTTTTTTTTATACTGGTGCCTTTCTGCCTTTATCCGTGCTATTCGGAGTGGCTTATCCGTACTATCCGAGGGTGTTTTTGAGGCTTTTTCCCTCGTTGGGACTTGTTATAATGGGCGCTAGAGGACTCGAACCTCCGAACCTCACGGATGTGAACCGTGCGCTCTAACCAGCTGAGCTAAGCGCCCCAGAGTGTCAAGATTATAGCAAAGCCATCCCATTTTGTCCAACATTTT